CGGTATACCAATTCTTCTCAACTCAAAGATCAGAGGACTTCCTGCTGCCTTCGCCTCTACGATGAAAGCGTCAGGTTCGTACTCCTTATACATATCATAAGCGCGTTGTTTCAAATCAGGAAATTCAAGCCGTTCCTGTAATGCATCCAATAAAATTATGTTAGCATCGCCATCTTCGCCATAGAAGACACCCCAAGTCGTACACGCACTGTAGTCAGCAGTTTCTTTTGCAAGGAACGCAGTGTCCCAACTTTGTATCACAAAGTCACACGCCGGGGGTTTTGTTTGCGTCCACTCTTTCCACCACTCGCGCTTTATTATTGCGCCTTCTTCAGATGTAGGATCCTGCTGGTACTGGGCACTCCACTTACTAACGGGTAGCTCTGCTTTCAATGCTTCAAGCTGATCCAACGGCCAGAATCCGGGCCATAATGGGCTACCGCTAGGAAGTATAGCTGGCAGTTCGATAATCTCCCACTCATCGCTACCACCTCTTTCTATAGATGCTTTAAGTATGCTTCCCGTTAAATCCTTCTTAGACCAACGGGTCATAACTAGACATATGGCACCACCGGGCTGGAGTCTCTGGCGTGGACCTGATGTATACCATTCATATGTTTTGTCATATACGGATGGATCATTTTGTGCGGCTTCCTGCTCAGAATGTGGGTCGTCAACAATCAAAATATCCGCACCCTTACCGGTTACAGCACCACCCACACCGATAGCGAAGTAGTCGCCACCCTTGTTCGTGTTCCAACGACCAGCCGCTTTCGAGTCTGCACTCAGCCTTACTCCTGAGAATATCTTTTCATAATCCTTGGATCCTACCAAGTTACGAACCTTACGACCGAACCCTACTGCCAACTCTGCGGTATGTGCAGTCTGGATCACCTTCTTGTCCGGAAACCTGCCCAAGTACCAAGCAGGAAATAAATGCGAAGCAAATTCTGACTTAGTGTGTCGAGGAGGCATGTTGATGATCAGTCTCTTCAGTTCACCTTCGGCAATACGATTAAACGCATCTGCCATCACTCTATGGTGATCACCCTCTATAAATGCAGGCCATACCTGTTTTACAAACTCTAGGAAATCCTCTTGCGAACCTTCTCGCGCCTTGGCCTCATTAAACTCTTGGACCAGTTCAAGGATCTGGCGTTGTTTCTCCATAGGTAATGTTTCTAAGGCACTAATGTTCATCTACACATTCCTGATCATACACTTGATTGCCCCACCAACATCCATGTGCGTTCATAGTACAGGACATAGACGTAATAACTACCAACAAAACCAACAGCCTCATCCCAAGACAACATCCTCATATTTAGCCTCTATCCATACTTTGGCACCACAAGACAACGGCTTATCCGGAGAGTATACAAGCTTGGATGGACCATCAATAGTCACATACGTCGCGTACTCATTGCTCTTATATGTCTTCACTGTAATAACGGGCTCCCGTTCTCCAGTCTTTGTGTTTCTGCGTATCTTGTGCTGGTTAATATGGATCTTAGCCTTCATTTTCAGGCATCTTAATTAGAAATGCAGGAGTCTTTTCGCCATGCCAACCACCTACTTGGTTGTAATAATAATGATCCAACGCCTCCTCATGCGTTAACCCGTCCTCACTCATCAGTTTCGCGATTACTTTTTCACGGTCATACACCACAATCGGCTGGTCTATACCGAATCGTTCCAGTATACCCACGATACAATCATCAAATCCGTCCATAATTAGAGCTTCTTCTGCGCCTAGGTCGGTCAAAGTCTCTGTCAAAGTCTGATTCATATTCCCCTCTCTCTATTACAATGTGAGCTAAACTGTACCACAAATCACTATTGGGCTTGTAACCCAGTTTCGCAAGGTACTCTTCTAATATAGTATCAGCAGTCTTACCAATCACCCGATACTTTAGCTCCCCAGACTTCGCCTTGATAAAAGGTTCAAAATAGTCCGGGTACTGCTTCGCCAATTTTTCGGCAGTGAACGGTGCTTCCCTCGGATACCTCTGTAAGGTACTCCGTTTCTTGGCAATTAGATAAACCCTAACAGCTTCATCCAGCACAGTTTCAAGATCAGGTAAATTAGTCACGAATCAATATACCCTGTATAGCCCAAATTTCGCAAAAAATTTTTTAGGGGTTAGGAGTCCCAAGCCCATTTTTAGTAATTAAGTGAGCAAAACACTGATTTTATGGTTTCGGTGTGCGGCGGCCAAATAGGGGTGTCCCCCCCCACTACCTCTTGACATATAAAGATGTCACTATATGTATTTAAGTGTCGTGAGAGGGCAACCATGCCAACACTGTCAACAAAGGAAGGTTACCATGACAGATCAAGAGAAAGTGCAGGAAGCACTTCGCACTGGTAAGGATGTGTGGATTGAATACCACAATCAACACCACGAGTCAACTCGTGATGACATGCAGTTACCAGTACAAGCTAGAGTCGAGCAGGCCGATGAAGATAAGGATTGGTTTATCGTCGGCACCGAAGCTGGCACTAGGTGCTATAAGTACGCTGGAGTGCAACAGATAGAGTTTGCACCCTTCATTCCAGAAGGTAAGGCAAAGGAAAAATTGCTTGCCGAGATTGAAGGATCAGCGTTTACCAAGGAGTTTGATAGGATTATGGACGCCATGGTGAAATCAGGGATCATAACTAAGCTTGACTAGTTAGTCCCTAGGGGGGGTGCAATCGGCACCCCCCCTTCAACGAAGTAGATAGGAGGGATTGAGATGGCTTTAGACGTTGCGATTTATGATCAACCAACACCTGAATTTGATAGGGAAGCTTGGGAGGAAGAGTGCTGGGACATAGTAATGGAAGAGATGCCCGATGCATCCGACGAAAAGAAGGAAGCTTATTTTGAAGAGCTTCGGGAACGTGATTGGCCGTATTAAAAACACTAGGGGGGTGCAATCAGCACCCCCCACTAACGTAGTACAAGGGAGGTCATTATGTATGGGCAAGATGATTTATTCGCAGTGTGGTTGATTGGGTTGTTCATCGTGGTTGTTTGGAGTTACATGCTCTTTCAATTCATGAGGTGGTCTTACACTAAGATACGCAATGCGATTCGTCGCAAGTATGGTTACCGCATCATGAGCCGTAAATGGTGGAAGGTAAGGCATGCAATACGCTTCTGGAAAATTAGGAGTGAAATACATTTCTGGAGAATTAGGAGTGCAATACGTCTCTGGAAAATTAAGAGACAGTACAAAATCTAAGTAACACTAGGGGGGGTGCAATCGGCACCCCCCCACTAATGAAGTACCAAAAAGGAAAGTAAGATGCAAAACAAAACATTGATAAGAGAATTAGTACTTGCAGAGATCGAGTGTGACAAGCTGGAAGAAATAGAAAGGTTCTCTGGTGGCAGACCTCTGACGGAAGAGGAAGAGTACAGAGTTGAAAGTCTCCGGATGCTGATCGATGACATCAAGCAAGGCATGACGTCGGAAGATATCAGCACAGCTTTTGATATGTACGGAGATTATGTCAACCTTGGTTGGTATCTCTGGAATATCGAAAGAGGCAACGTTGAGGAATGGCAAAAGCTACGGAAAAAGCTCGGAGCTACCAACATGAATTGCCTAGACTAGGTAACACTAGGGGGGTGCAATCAGCACCCCCCACTAACGTAGTAAAAGAGAGGAGAGTAAGATGATTGATTATAGAGAGGACATTAGTGAAACACCTAAATGGCAACACGATTGTGATAGCTGTGTATTTATCGGTGGGATGTCAGGAGTTGGAACTTATTTGGACTTCTATATTTGCCCAGATAGCAGTGTGGTAGCCCGCTACGGGAACGCCGGTTGCGAATACCACAGCGGTGCAAGTTTCATACTGAACCCTCGAAAGCTGAGGGTTACAGAGTGTGCCCACACAGGTGTATACATTACTAAATCAGATCCGAATAGATCTACTAGTTGGACTGAGATGGGCAGGATTGTCATAGCACAATGGGCAATCAAACAAATGAGTTTGATATCTAAGTAACACTAGGGGGGGTGCAATCGGCACCCCCCCAATCATGTAGTACAAGGGAGGAGAGTAAGATGTACCGACTACAGTATAAAGATAATCTTGGGATGCCATGTTGCACATGGTTCAAAACCCACGATGATGCAATGCGTAAGGTTGACCTATGGGACATAGAGCAATTCAAAGTCAGGTTCATTGAGTTTCCATTTGAGGTGACAAGAAATTCAACCGGTCTTTCAGAAGATGAGTTCAAGCTACAATGGCTCAACATGTACGCCGATATAGTAGACACTAACCACAGATGAGTGGAGAAGAGGGGGGTGCAATCGGCACCCCCCAATCATGTAGTACAAGGGAGGGTATCAGTATGGTTCGTGAATTATTTGATGTACAGTTTGCCAATGGCTGGCATGCCAGTGTGATCTTTGTGGTCACACTTGGATGCTTTGAAGTCATGGTATCCAACACGGGAGCAGATGGCGAAGGCCCTGACTTTCATGGCATGTCCGAACATGATGACAACATCATTCGGACTAGTGATCCTTGGCATCTAGGATCCATACTCTTTCGCATCATGATGTTAGCGAAAAAGTATTAGTAACACCTAGGGGGGGTGGCTTCGGCCACTCCCCTCTTTTTGTGCCTCTCGGTCTAGCTGCTGCTCCCTGCTAGGTCATAGTCATACCGTAAGAATTGCACGTATGCGTATGCAAGTATGCAAATCTTATGAGAGTGCATCTGTTCCCATGCATGTGCTGCTGCATACCGGTAAGCTGTGCTGCAGTGAGTGAGTGAGTAAGTAACTCACCAGCTTGCTGGAGTTCCTTGGATCCCATCGGATAGATATTGCAGGGTACATATTTTTTTCGCGCGCGCTAGGTACGGGCGTGAGCCGCGCTAGGTACGGACGTGAGCCGGTACATATTTTTTTTGGGGCGGCGCTAGGTACGGGCGTGGGATTTTTTTATTATTTTTTTAGGTACGGGCGTGAGGTACGGGCGCTAGAGTAGGCACAAAAAAAAGGGCCAGCCCCGAAGGGCTGACCCAGACTAGGCCTTTGCCTCTAGCCGTATAGTGGAGTATGCCTAGTCTTTTTCGCTCTCATCTACCCACTCACCATCTTCTTTGAGCGATTCATATAACTGATCTCCCAAATCTTTACCAGTCTTATGGATGGTTAGAGTTCCGTTGGATTCTATAAATACAATCTGTTCCAACTGGTTTGCCACATTACTACAAGCCTCGTTCAATGTTGCTGACCTCTCGAACCAACCATCTCCAGAAAAGTGTTCGATTACTTTGAGATAGTCTTCGGCCATTTCCTTAGCACTAAGTTTTCTATAGGAGCCATCGCTTCTTTCCCTAGCCTCGTGCCGTTTCACTATTGACATAGCTAATTCCCAAGTTGCGAAGTTGGCGTTCTGCAATTCCTTTAGTAAGGTCCAACACTCATTAAGGAATAGCGTATCGTTATCATCGTAACCCTGAATCGTAATGCTTGGTATCGTAATCTCTGTTGTATCTTCCATCTTTCCTCTCAATCTGTGAGGGGTAGGGCCGAAGCCCCACCCCTCTGGTTTTTAATTAACTACAATTTCCAATTGGTTTTCATCTATCCAAGTCCCCTCTTGAAAGACAAGCTCTTTGCCTAGCTTATGAAAGCGAGACATTGAGGTTGGCAAGTCTCTGAAATTCCTATCCTTTAGGACTTCAGTCGTTGCGTTATTAAATCCCCACAGTGTAGACTCTTCAAATTCTTGGTGCCTTGGGTTTCGGTACTCTTTCAAAATTTTCTGACCATATGCCCATGGGAAGGCGCCTTCGTCTGCGAGCCTAACAATAAAGTCATGCATCACATTGTCCTCTAAATGTGTTGCCTTGTAAGACTCAACTAGCTGGCGGTGATCAGTATGTGCTATGTCTATCTCACCTGCCAAATTGTGAAGCCTTTGTGGTAGTACCTGTCTCACGTTCACGCTGTGCTTGTGACGTGTTTCAAAGTCTCCCATGAAATCTAGATTGGTGCAGACCATCACGACCAACCCTGCTACCATCCCTGCTGACATACTCTTATCGTGACTGTTGCGAATCCCGATAGCTAAGTTGTAGTCCTGCCCAATTGCCACGTCCTCACGTTGAATCTTTAGGACGCCGAACATCCTAGCAGACTCGAACATCACGTCCTGATCCCCGACTGGTAGCTTGCCCCGTTCCAGAGCAAACATCTGCTCGGTGATACCCCAACCGAAACTATCCAGAGTGCCATGCACCATATCCAGAAACTCTGAATGTGGTAGCGGAACATGAGACCGAGTCTCTGGCGGGGTGATTGAATCCCGAACCTGTTCCTCTGTAACCTTGCTTCCGCCGATCAATGTTGTTCTTACGTTTGCCATGTTTCCTCCCGTGTATGGCGTTTGAATTAACTGATACAAATATACAATGACACAGCAAGTTTGTCAAGTTCCTATATATATATAGGTATGTATGTGTGTGTATTATTATAGGTACGGGCGCGAGGTACGGACGTTAGGTACGGGCGTGACAGATTAATAGATAAAATTTTAAGCACAAAAAAAGGGAGCCGGTCCGAAGACCGACTCCCCACTGGGCGGAAGGTTCCCAGTTTATTACTCAGCGTATTCTCCTGTTATGTACTCTCGAATACTACCTCCCGTTGTCATCCTCTTGAATCTTTTTTGTAATGCGCTTTGTAATACTTCCACTCCGTTCAATGCATCTACTACGTCTAGCTTTTCTATCTGCTGTGCGAAGTCTAACACCCAGAGTGGTGTTGATTTATCTTCGAGCATCTCATCCTTCCAGTTCGCCATGTCTTCTCCTTGTTGAGATGGCTTATCATTAACACTACCAATCTAATAACATCTTACCCTGTTGTCAACCCTCATCTTAAATTACTTTGTATTCTTTTTTAAATTCTTTTTGTCTCTGCCGGTAAGCGCTCCCTCCTCTGCCTTCCAGTACCAACCTTCAGGACTACTGATCTCTTTGTGATGTTCAAAGCCAAACTCATCGTAATGTTTTTCAGCTTTTATTTCTGCTTCCTCTGCGCTGTCAGCTTCAACCTCTAGCTCCCAGATATTTTTTTCGTAACACCTTACTTTATATCTCATTCAAATTCCCTTTTATTTTTTTAGGTACGGGCGTGAGGTACGGACGTGGGGCCGACCCGAAGGCCGACCCTGACTGGGCGGGAGATTTCCCAGTCACTATCCCTCCTCATAGAACTTATCCCCAGCTTTTTTATGTTCGTACTCTGCTACTACCTCTTCTTCTATCTCTTCTAAAAAGTGTTCATCGTCATCAAAAGATAAGCGATATTCATTTGAGAATATAAATGCTTCACCTTTGTAGCAGACTATAATGTCCGTCGTGCCGTCTGAGTAATGTTCGTCCCCTATGCATAGGTCATCACCATCTTCTGTATCTTGTAGCTTTTTCATGATGCCACCTCCCTGAAAAGTTCTTTTAAATCAAAATCAAAATCCCCCTCACTATCGATAACCTCAAAAAGATCATGCAGTAAATCCGAAACATATTCCCTAGCTAGTGGCGAGTCTTTAATTTCCTTTGCATCTAGACCGACATCCAATAAGCTTTTCCAATATGCCAGTAGACTTCTAATAGGGTCTTCGTAGATCATGCTCCCTTCTGGCTTCTCTGGATAAATGTTGCCGTAAGAATCTAACTCCAACCCTAGCTCTTCGATAATCTCACCTTCTATCTCGTGCATCAAGTCATCATAAAAATCTCTTGTAGGTATATGTGTCTGCCACGAAATGGAAAATCTTCCGTAAGCTTGATGCTTTAATAAAAGCTCTAACAGTTTGTAGCCTTTCATGATGCCACCTCCTCGTCTGCCTGCCACTCATACAGTTCATCAGTAGTAGGTTCGCTTAGGTCACCATCTCCTAACGTCAACGTCCCTTCCTCTAATTCTTTCTTTACCTGAGCGACAGCATCTTCCTTACTTCCTGCTTCAACTGTCCAAGAATAACTCATTACTATGTCTGCGAATACTATGTACTTTTTCATACTCTCTCCCGTAAGTAATGATACCTGTTAACACTATTAATTTAATACAATAGCATCATGAGTCAAGGTCTTAGCTAAACTTTTTTCCTACTTAATTTTTTTTCTATTGCTCTGTCAACGTCACGCCAGATAAGGTCTATCGTGTCATCCTCTAGCCAAACCTTTTTAATAAAAATTTTAGTTTGATCCTCATCTTCCCATGCATGTACGTCTATCGATATCGTTACGTCTAAGTCTGCGGCCTCTCTCATATTAAAACTCCTTTAGGTACGGACGTAAGAGGTACGGGCGCCGGTATCTTATAGCCATTGCATCCCAAATAAAAAGAATAAAATAATAACAATTAAATAGATTAAAGTTTCAAAGTCCTCTCTCATTGTATCACCACGAAACCAGACGTATCTTTTTTCGCTGATCCCTTGGCAAGTAGCCCGACTATACAAGGGTTAGGGTCCCTAAACCTCCAATCATTTAGGGTGCCATCAATCACTGGCAACCCATACCAAGTTTCGGGTAGTTCCTTTTGAAATACTACAGCTATATTCATTCCGTTATTAAGCGCAGTGTCTAGGTCTTTAGTCGTTGACTCTTCCGACCTAGAAAAAGTTAGCTGATAGTTTTCGGGTACGTCTTTTCTGTTTCTGTGTTTCGTGTAGTCATAGAATTGTACATTGGGCAATCCGTACATGAATTCGTGACGCTCCCAGCGTATGTCACTAGTTCCGTTGAGTCTTACCACTGGATCTAAATTCTTTTTAATTGCCCGGCGCTCTACACTCGCAATATCTTTTACCAACCAATCTAAAAACTTTTCACGTTGCTCAAAATACATTCGAGTCTTTCTGATCCTAGCATTCCTTACGCTATCCATCCGACCCCGACCTTGTACCATTAGGCACACATCCGCACATCCCTTAGTAGCCGAGGCACACACGTTGAAGCCTGATTGCGTATGCGAAGCCAAGTACATAATGGCCCCTTCGATTCCGTCAGCTTCAGCACCTTTCAACTTGGGCGATGAGTCTGCAAATCCTAAAAGTTTCATATCTTTCTCCATTGAGAAGTTTAACTTGAATAAATTTAACACGATATAGGATAATGTCAACCCCTATATATAAAGATTGTCGGAAACCTACACTAATCCTACAAATAAATACAATTTATTGTAAGAATTTCACGACACTTAAATAAAATCCTGAGAAAAATGTCAAGAGATGGAGAGAGGTGGAGATTTTTACCTAATTATTTGAGGTACGGACGTGAGAGGTACGGGCTTGAGCGCTTTATTGCAGAGGTACGGACGTGAGTACTAGTAATTACTGGAGGTACGGGCGTGAGACCTGCCCCTTAGTATAAAAGGTAATCTATTTAACACTGATAAACTACTTAACTACCAACTATCTAGATTAACTGGTAGAAATAATCAGTTCTATCTACTAGTATACTAGTTTAATCTAGCTGTCAAGGGGGGAGTTGAGAAAATGTAGTGTTTACCTAGCAAACATAGCCCTGTTTTAACCAGAATCAGTGCCAAAGACAGCCTCTGCGCTACCTCTCGCTACTGATTACCGGGTATATCAGTTCATATCCAGATCGAAACCACTCAATGCTTCTTGTAGTTCCTTATAAATCTCATCGCTACTTCTGTGTACAATATTTACTGACGTGCTATCGTCAAATAATTTTTCAGTCTTAGCTAAGATCTCCAGTGCCCTGACTCTAACACTTGGAGCGTTGTCTTCATTGCTTGCTTCATCCTGAAGGCTTTGTATTATCCATGCTTTCGAGAGTTTCTTCTGTTCTTGTTTAGCCACTGCGCTGTCGTCTTTAATCTCTTGGATCCTACTTCTTATCTTCTCCATCTTGCAGAGTTTCGTTGCCTCATTGGAAGCATTCTTTCTACTGCCTCCTCTCACATCATAGGCTTTGATATACGCATCAGTCTGGGTATCTCCTCGTGCTACAAACGCACAGAAAGCAGACTGTTTAGGTGTCAGGGTCGTGCCCATAGTCATATGTTCTCCGGTCATAGGTTCATACCCATGTTAAACAGGGCTCTATTAAAGTGCAAGGATTCTACCTCTTGACAAAACAATATGTTTACATATATTTCATGTGTCGGTACTCTGAACTGTGCGCCTTGCGAGGTGATAATCAGAGCTAAGTGAGACCTGAAACAACTGTCTGCCAAGGTCGAGAAGCCACAAACAATCACCCTCATATAGAGGAGTAAGAGATGCACAGAGTAAACAGAAGTACTACGCACCAAACCTTAAGAGATCAACTGGCCTCAGTTGTATCCGAACTCAAGCGTGACTGCCACCAGATGGACAGCGAAGCCATTGCCTATGACTTGGGATACATAGGCGCGTTGACCTACGCAATCAAGGTAGAGGTACAGAACACCATGACTTGGGGGCACGAGCATGACACCCTTAGTAAAGATGTTCAACAGACGAACCTTCTTCTTGTTCGTTTGAATGAGAGGGTATCCTAATGAGTTTACCAGAATTGAGTAAAGGAAATGTCTGGCTGGAAGTGAGTCCAGATGAAGAAATTGCAGAGTTGTACTTTGATGTCGTTGACTTAAAGAAAACGATTGATGGCTACAATGCCGATGACTACCCTGCTGACATGAGGCTCCGCGACATACCCAAATGTCAGGAAGACTTAGATGCAATGACAACACTAGGGGATCTCGTTGATGACATCATGCACATGGCTGACAAGTTAGCTGGCCGATGCAAGGGGGGTGAATGATGAGAGATATCACTGAACGCATCGACGAACTGTGTGAATGGATGTACGGACACACCCACTGGGTATGCTTGGACACCTTGAGTGACCAAGAGAAGGTGGGTCTGGATAAGGTGGCTGATATAGGAAGCGTGGATGGTCAGCAGGTAGCCTTCTATCACGACGAAAACTATATAGATCCACAGACACCTGTGCGCGAGGCACTGAAAGAGGCGAGCATCTCAATCGCCTGTGCCCTAGAGGATGACATGGAGAATTTGCAGATGTCAGACTTGAAACACATCCAAGATAAGATCACTGAGTTAGAGAACCTGCTTGATCCGGTACCCTTTACTAATGGGCGTAACCAAGGAGTAACATCATGACAGTTAGACACGAGCATGAGACGTGGATCAATACTCTCATGAGTAAGATCCGGATCTATTCACAGCTTGAGCGCCTGAAACAATATGGCCTAGGGGTTAACGATTCCAGATCCATAGAGAAGCACAAACAATATGTGGAAGAATCAACCAAGACATTAGCAGATATCGAAAACAGTTTATACCTCAAGTTGGACGAGGTAGGGGAACGACATGATTAGAATGGAACAGGCTGAAAAGCTATTAGAATGTTATGCTACTTTAAATGGTATATCAGATGAGCTTGATGCAGAGAGGAGACCATGCGACTGCTGTGGCAGAGATGCATGGAAGAACCTGACCGAAGGTCGTGTGGCACAAGAGGTTGCAGTCATGATGCGCAAAACACGCAAGTGTATATCATTAATTCAGGACGAACTAGTTCACACGGATAACATGAAATGAGAACAAGAAAAGCTAGGAAGTTATTAAGGCGTGGCCTCCTCATCGCTAGGGTGAGGGGGCACAAGCCCCAGTTGGTATCACACTCCGGGGCTCTAAAGCTATACGGATGTCAGCGCCAAGGTTGCCATGCTATACTTGAAGGGTGGGACAATCCAGATAATGTGGCCGGCCCTATGCTTCACACCAACTGTGGAAGAGAGATAGGATGGCTACGCAATTTTATTTTAAAATGGATAGGATTTTAAAATGCTTGGTGACGCGATGGTCTTTATCTTTTTTGTTGTCCTAGTAGCAATCATCGGTCTTGCGCTAACGGATCCATACTAGACAAACCCCCTAGAGGTATGGTGGGAGAGGAAGGCCAACGCATAGTCTAGGGGGAGACGCGCAAAGGAGGGGAAACACGCCTGTTTTAGGGTAAGCTAGTGCCCTCCATACCTTCAGGTCAATAGCCGATGCGCCTTAACCTATCTAAAAGAGTGTCCTGATTCTCACTGATAGTCTCCATCTTCCAGTGTGTACGTCCGGCTATCCATCCGTACCTTACCCCACGACGGATCCCTACGAACAAACAAGTACAGAACAACACAAACTTCTGCCATCTTTTCACCTTGACTCCTCATCCATTAGTACTGTGAGTCCCTTGCTGATCATGAAGGAGTGACACATCGCCAGACTATCCAGTCCGGGGTTGGCGCTCAGGTCTAGCTCTATAGACTGGGGCTCATGCAGTGGGATCACCATCTCTGCCAACTCCTCACGCACTGCGTTCATCGTCATCTGGTGGGACACAAACATCGCAAGCCATACTGTCCCGAAGATACAAACCCAAGTCATTACTTTCTCTATGTCAATCATGGTGACTC